TAAAACAACTCAACAGAACAATACAGAAAACGACAAAGCAAATCACATCATCTTTCTTTCAATCTCAAGCTAAAATCAAGAAATTTGAAATCACAATCTTCTGAAATGGCAAGTGTTATGATTGGATCTATGGTTTGCCCTTTGAGCGTGGTGCAGGGCATTGACAAGAGCTGTAGTAAACCTGTTAAAGTGCAGGTTACAAAGAGTGACATGGCTGTTATGAAGCCACTTGCAGTTACTGGGGCAGCACTCAGGCATTTTAGCAACAAGCTAATACTAACCCAGCAGGAGACTGCAAGGGAGATATTCGAAAGGTTCTTCCAAACTCCTGAGATGAGAACAAAGTTAATAAGGGCTGAAGCGGGAACAATAAAGAACCTTAAAGGTGGCGCAATAACTATCAAGAAGGCTAACGACGCCCAAGTTCGAATATTTCGACAGAGAAAGGAGGAAGACAAGAAGTGGAATGAGGCATGGGAGAGCGGTGTTTTTGACAAACACGTACACGCAACGAATATGGATGTAAAGAGTAAAGTTAGCTGTGGTGAATCGGTGTCTTTCCGTTCACCATTTTATCGCAAGACTCCCAAGGTTAAAAAGACAGCAAAGAAGCCAGTAAAGCGAGTCACTGGATTTAATTTGAGTAGAATTGCAACTCAACTCATGAAAATTTGCGGTAAAGGACTGAAGGAAGTTGAGTATACAGCCAAACGAACATTTCGTGCGAAGTACGCACTTCTCAACAACTCAACGATACCACAGTTGCTCCTTCCACATTCTCAGGGCATTAAGTTAAGACGTGAAGTGAGATATCACCAAGTTGATGAATTCGTTAAATTTTTAAAACTTGGTCGTAGAATTAGAGGGAAGATTTGTGATGCTGACGTCAAACGTGGTTGGAGTGGTGCAATCTTGAATTTGGAAATGGTGAACACCAATGGCCGATACGAGGATGTCGTTGTTAGAGGTCGTTATGAAGGAAGAGTAATAGATGCACGATCTTACCTTCCATACCATGTGGTTTTTGCGATGACACACTATAGTGGCGAGGAAACGTTCTTTAAAGGATGGAAAAACTCATTTGATAAGTTGGCACCACAAACGATTGATCATAATTGTCAAGTTGATCATGACAACTTTCAGTGTGGAGAAATTGCTGCTAGCATCGCTCAAATGATGTATCCTTGTAAGAAGATGTCTTGTGAGAAGTGCCGGGAATTAATTAAAAATTTGACTCAAGAGGAGTATGACGAACTTGTTTCCGTCCAATTACAAGCACATAAGAAACACATTGATGAGCTCACAGATAACATCTCGAGTCTGGATGTAGTCTTTAAGGTGGCACAACAAAGAGTTCAAGTAAATCAAAATCTTAATGCTTCAATGGAGATTTTAAGGTTGGTGCAAGGGCATAAAGCAAACCAATTTCATAACATCGCCCAGATAAATCGTGTTCTAATAAAAGGTTGCACTGCAACACAAAAAGATTTGGAGGAAGCAAGTGAGAATCTGCTCATCATAAGTAGATGGTTTGTTAATCATCTGAATTTGGTGAGCAAAGGAGATTTATCAACGTTTCGAAACAAGAGAGCCTCTAAAGCGATGCTGAATCCATCCCTAATTTGTGACAACCAACGGGACAAGAATGGGAATTTCGTGTGGGGAGAGCGTGGATATCATTCGAAGCGGCTTTTTGTGAACTATTTTGAGGAGGTGCAGACAGGTGAGGGATACAAAGCTCATATAATTCGGAAAAATCCAAACGGAACACGAGAGACAGCGATAGGGAATTTAATTGTACCGATTGATTTTGTTCGAGCACGTGAAGCATTGAGAGGAAAATCAGTGCAACGGTTGGATTTAACTAGCAAGTGCGTGGCAAGGCGGGACAATAACTTTGTGCATGTGTGTAGCTGTGTGACGACTGATGACGGGAAGCCACTGTACTCAGACATTAAAACACCAACGAAGAGTCATCTAGTTGTAGGGTCATCAGGTGATCCGAAACTAATTGATCTTCCAACGTCACAGGAGAATGTAATGTTCGTTACGAAAGATGGTTACTGTTACATCAACATATTTCTAGCAATGCTAGTGAATGTGAATGAAACTGACGCCAAGGCTTTCACGAAAATGGTCCGCGATAGATTAATCCCAGTTCTTGAGAAGTGGCCTACAATGCAAGATGTCGCCACAGCATGTTATATGTTAACTGTGTTTTATCCTGAAACGCGTAGTGCGGAGTTGCCGCGAATACTTGTAGATCATGAAGCTCAAATTATGCATGTTATTGACTCATTTGGATCAGTGTCAACTGGGTATCACATTCTTAAAGCAGCAACTGTCTCACACTTAATTGAATTTGCTGCTCATGACTTGCAGAGTGAGATGAAGTTCTACAGAGTTGGGGGAGGCTCCAGCTTTCGGAGGGAGCGCTTGGAGAGTCTTTTGATTAGTAGTATCTTTCGTCCAAAACGAATGCTACGCTTATTAGAAGATGAGCCATACATTTTGATTATGAGCTTAGTGTCGCCAAAATTGATTATAGCTTTATACAACGATGGCGCACTTGAAACAGCAATGCGGATATGGTTGACACGTGACAAGTCATTGAGCTTAATCTTTTCTATAATGATGGGTCTTGCAGAGCAAGCATCACGAGCACGGTTTTTAGTTGAACAAATGCAAGCTCTCAGTGCAGCATCAAAGCAAATATTGGACATTTATAGTACACGCACGCACATGAGTATTGTTGATTACGACGTGAAATGTCTTCTCAGTACATTGGTGGAGAGATCGAACACAGATGAGGACTTGATTAAGAATGGATTTTATGGATTTAACACGCGATTACATGAGATGGGGGAAAAAATTATGCAACAAAGATTAGACAATGCATGGCAAGAGCTAACCTGGTTGGAAAAATTGCAATCAATCACGTGGTCACTCAAACATGTAAACTTTGGAACTCTGTTTGGGCAAAAGAAAGAAATGCCAGGTTCAAAAGGCAAACTAAGTTTTTGGCAGAAACCATTACGTGGGATAGCACACGGAGCCCTAGATACCATGCGCACGTCATGTGGAAGAAGAATATGTAAAGCGTCGCGCAGGATTAAGAGTATGTTAACAAGCAAGGCAGTGAATGTTCTCAGTAGTTGTTATAAGGAAGCGTTCCAACTGGTAAATGTGTTGCTGGTTTTTAGCATGATCTTATCAATAACACGTCATGTCCAGGACTATGTGATTAAAAATAGAGAATATGCTCTACGTGAAGAAGAGCACAAGGCAAGTGTTGCGAGTATGGAGGCAGAGAAAATTTTTGAGAATATGGAAAAGCGGAATGGCATGCCACCAACGTGCGCTGAGTTTTCCACTGAGTTGGCAACCCATCATCCACATATCCTGAAGTATGTGTCTTTGCCTGACAGTTCTACCGATGTTCTCTTCCAAAACAAATCTGAAAGTGAAATGCAACTTGAGAAAATTGTTGCATTCGTAGCCTTGATTGCCATGATGTATAATACAGAAAAGAGTGATGCCGTTTTTAGAATTCTCAACAAACTCAAAGCTGTATTTGGCACACTTGGGGAAGCTGTCCGATACCAAGCCTTAGATGAAATTCAATCTATTGATGAGGAGAAACTTCTGACAGTTGATTTTGAGTTAGAAACTGAAAAGACAGCAGAGCATGTTACAATGGATGGTAAATTTAGTGGGTGGTGGCAAAATCAGCTAGAACAAAATAGAGTTGTCCCCAATTACAGAATTGGAGGCACATTTATTGAATTCTCACGCCAAACATCAGCAATTGTTTGTAATGATATATCACTGTCAGCAGAGCGCGAGTTTCTTATTAGAGGAGCTGTTGGATCGGGAAAGTCAACCGGATTGCCAGCGGGTTTGTCCAAGAAAGGAAAGGTTTTGATGCTTGAGCCCACCAGACCATTAGCTGAAAACGTTTGCAAACAGTTGCGTAAAGAACCATTCATGCTGCACCCAACACTGAGAATGAGAGGGCTTAGTTCATTTGGGTCATCTAATATCACGATTATGACAAGTGGTTTTGCGCTGCATTACTATGCAAATAATCCACAGTTGTTACGTGAACTTCAGTACGTGATAATAGATGAATGTCATGTGATAGATGCTTCCACGATGGCAATGTACTGTTTGCTCAGAGAATATGATTTTCAGGGAAAGATTTTAAAAGTTTCAGCAACACCGCCAGGGAAGGAGTGTGAGTTCCAAACACAGCACGAAGTTCAAGTGTTCAAAGAAGATACTTTATCTTTCCAACAATTTGTTCAAAGTCAAGGAACTGGGGCAAACGCTGATGTAGTTAGACATGGCGATAACATCCTCGTATATGTTGCTAGCTACAACGACGTCGATCATTTGAGTAAACTTTTAATTGAGAAAGGCCACTTTGTGACAAAAATCGACGGCAGAACAATGAAACTTGGGAATGTAGAGATACCTACGAAGGGAACTAAAGCTAAGAAGCACTTCGTTGTAGCCACCAATATTATTGAAAATGGCGTTACGCTGGACATTGATGTGGTTGTTGATTTTGGAATGAAAGTGGTGGCTGAATTGGATAATGACTCAAGGTGCTTTCGTTACACTAAAGTCCATCTATCATATGGTGAGAGAATTCAAAGATTGGGACGTGTTGGCAGAGTGAAGCGTGGGTTCGCACTACGTATTGGTCACACGGAAAAAGGAGTGACTGAGATTCCACGGAGCACAGCAACAGAGGCAGCGTTTCTTTGTTTTGCTTATGGATTACCAGTGATGACGCATAATGTGACAACGAGCATTCTAGCAAATTGCACTGTTAAGCAAGCGCGAGTTATGATGAATTTTGAATTACCACCATTTTACATGTGCGAATTTGTCAAATTCAATGGAACAATGCACCCAGTTATTCATAACATACTGAAGGTCTTCAAAATTCGTGACTCGGAAATAGATTTGTGCAAGTTAGCGATACCAAGCCACAATGTTGATAGATGGATTACAATTGGAGATTACGCTCGAATTGGAGTGCAGATCGATGGAGAAATGGATGTTGCTTTGCCATTTCATGCTCGGGGAATACCAGACCAAATCCACAGTGACATATGGAAAGCAGTTAGAGAATTTCGAGGCGATGCAGGGTTTGGACGTTTGACGAGCGCTAGTGCCATGAAAGTAGCTTACACTCTAAGTACGGAACCGACAGCAATCCCACGAACTATTGCGCTAATAGATCTATTATTAGCTGAGGAAAATCAAAAGAAAGCGCATTTTGAAGCATTGAGTGTGAATTTGTGCCGCCAGAATTTCACACTATTGGGATTGGTTGATAGCGTGCGAAGAAGATACTTGAGGGATCATTCGGCTAGCAATATAGAGATTTTGCACAGAGCGCGCGCACAAATTCTTGAATTTCAATCGTCAGGGTTTGACACAACACAAGTGGAAACCATTTTAAATTATGGGCTCATTGACACAGTCCAGTACCAAAGCAAAGATCAACTCGTAAAGCGACTTGGACTGCAAGGAAGATGGGATGGTAATCTAATTACAAAGGATGTTGTCGTCTCAGGGTTTGTCCTTGCTGGAGGACTATGGATGCTGTGGGAATGGTTTAAAAAGAATCGTGAGATGGTTCTCTACCAAGGCAAGCGTAAAACTCAAAAGTTGAAATTTAGAGACGCACGAGATAAGAAAGTCGGAAGGGAAGTCTTTGGCGATGATGGCACGATCGAACATTTCTTTGGGGCTGCGTATACTGATCGAGGCAAAAAGAAAGGGAATCATTCAAAGAGGGGAATGGGCATTAAAACACGTCCATTCATCCATTTATACGGGCTTGATCCTACTGAATACTCATTTATTCGATTCGTTGATCCGATCACTGGTTACGCAACAGACGAGTCGCCAACTGTCGATATCAAGTTGTTGCAGGACGAAATTCAAGAGATTCGAGCAAAGGCCATGGAGAATGACCCAGATTTGCATGATTACATCCGAAATAAACCTGGCATACAAGCTTACTTCATCAAACACAACTCCAAAGAAGCGTTGAAGGTTGATTTGACCCCACATCGACCATTGGCTATGGGAAAGAACTCAATTAGTGTCGCGGGCTACCCAGAAAGAGAGTCTGAACTTCGCCAAACTGGAGCGCCAACACCTGTTGACGCTACAACCATTCCTGAGAACACATATGAGGAGGTTGTTGAAGAAGGGAAATCCATTGCAAGAGGGATGAGGAATTACAATCCAATTTCATCATGTATTTGTCAGCTGACAAATAGCTCTGATGGTATGACACAAAGCTTGTACGGAATAGGGCATGGTCCTTTGATTATAACGAATAGTCATCTGTTCAAGAATAACAATGGAACCTTGCTTATCAAATCAATGCATGGGGAATTCCTTATCCCAAATTCCACTCAGCTCCTAGTATCTCATGTGCCAAAGAAAGACATGATTTTAATACGATTACCAAAAGATATACCACCATTTCCTAGTAGGCTCGTTTTCAGATCACCGGTGCAAGAAGAAAAGGCAGTGTTGGTTGGCACTTTATTTCAACAAAAGTCTATAACAAGTTGTGTTTCTGAATCAACGACTGTCATGTCAGCGAATGGAAGCGGTTTTTGGAAACATTGGATATCAACAAAAGATGGAGATTGCGGCTTACCATTGGTATCAACAAGAGACGGAGCGGTTCTGGGATTTCACGGCTTAACTAGCGTTAGCGGCGAGCGGAACTATTTTGTACCCTTTGCTGACAACTTTAAGGAAAGTGTTCTAGCGTCCTTAGATGATTTAACATGGACAAAGCACTGGAAGCATAATAGTGATTTAATCTCATGGGATGGCCTAACGTTGTGTGAATCTGCGCCAAGCGTGAAATTTAGAACAGCGAAACTCGTTAGTGATTTAACTGGAATTGAGCTAGATGGAGTTCTGGTGCAAGGGGGAATTCAGCGCAGCAATAAATGGATGATGGATAGTTTGCAGGGAAATTTAAAACCAATGGCACAATCCACAAGCCAGTTAGTCACCAAGCATGTGATCCGAGGTGAATGTCCATATTTTGCTGAATATTTAACGACTAATGAAGGAGCGCGTGACTACTTTGGCAAATACTTGAACGCGTACCAGCCAAGCAGACTCAATCAGGAAGCATATAAGAAGGACATCCTCAAGTATAGCAGCGTCATTGTTGCTGGTGTGGTTGATAGTAAGGTATTTGAAGAGGCCGTTTCGTATGTTGTGGAGTTGTTGAATGATCTAGATTTTGGTGAATGTAACTATATCACCAGTGAAGAAGAAATTTTTGGTTCACTCAACATGAAATCAGCAGTGGGAGCTCTCTATTGTGGGAAAAAGCGTGATTATTTAGAACATCTCACAGATGAAGATAAGTCCGAATTACTCAAAGAGAGTTGTAAGCGTTTGTATCTAGGTCAGATGGGAATTTGGAACGGGGCGCTCAAGGCGGAATTACGATCGAAAGAGAAGGTATCCATGAATAAAACTCGTTCGTTTACAGCAGCCCCAATTGACACGTTGCTTGGTGGGAAAGTGTGTGTGGATGATTTTAACAATCGTTTTTACACCTTGAATATGAAAGGGCCCTGGACAGTCGGAATGACAAAATTCTACGGAGGTTGGGACAATTTGTTGAGCCAGTTACCAGAGGGGTGGATTTATTGCGACGCAGATGGATCGCAATTCGATAGTTCGTTAACTCCATATCTAATCAACGCAGTTGTTACGATTAGAGAATTCTTTATGGAGCCATGGGATATTGGATTGCGTATGCTCAAAAATTTTTATACGGAAATCATCTACACACCAATCCTCACACCAGATGGCACAATTGTGAAGAAATACAAAGGAAACAATAGTGGGCAACCATCGACTGTTGTTGATAACACGTTAATGGTGATGATTACGATGTACTATTCACTGATCAAGTCGGGATGGGGAAAACAGCAGATACGTGAACAAATTGTTTTCTTTGCGAATGGGGACGATTTAATAATTGCGATTCATCCAGATCGGGAGCCTTTCTTAGATAATCTTGGTGAACAATTTCTCGAATTGGGTCTTAATTACACATTCACAAGCAGAACTCGACAGAAGCAAGACTTGTGGTTCATGTCACATCAAGGTGTTCGAATAGAAGATCAATGGATTCCAAAGCTGGAAATCGAACGGATTGTGTCAATTCTCCAATGGGATAGGAGCAGTCAGATAACACACAGAGCAGAGGCGATTTGTGCTAGCATGATAGAGGCGTGGGGATACAACGATTTATTGTATGAGATTCGAAAATTCTATCAGTGGATTTTGACACATGACCAATTTGTTGAGCTAGCACGAAATGGATTGATGCCGTACATTTCTGAGACAGCTCTTAAGAAATTGTACACGGATAAGGAGAGTGATGAGGCTGAGATACTTCGATATTGGCGTGCATTTAGTTTCGAGCAACATGATGTGGACGATGTGTTATTCCAATCCGAGCAAAAAGAGGATATTGATGCTGGAGCAGGTAGCTCCAAGAAAGGTAAAGAGAAGCTCGACTCCAAAGACACAAATGACGCAAAGAAAGAAAGAGATGTCGATGTTGGTTCCATTGGGAGCATTCCAAGACTGAAGAAAATATCAAAGATGCGCATTCCAACTGTCAAAGGAAGCGCAGCACTTAATCTTAACCATCTGCTTGGGTATAAACCAGAACAATCGAACATTTCAAATGCACGTGCCACTCAGCAGCAATTTACGACGTGGTTTAATGCTGTTATGGCTGAGTATGAGGTGGATGAGAGTCAGATGCGAGTGCTAATGAACGGACTCATGGTTTGGTGTATAGAAAACGGGACATCGCCAAATATTAATGGAGTATGGGTGATGATGGATGGCGATGAGCAAGTGGAATACCCATTGAAACCAGTTATTGAAAATGCAAAGCCGACTTTTCGCCAAATTATGCACCACTTCTCCGACGCGGCCGAAGCCTACATTGAAATGAGGAACGCAGAAAAACCATACATGCCCAGATATGGTCTTCAACGGAATCTGAGAGACAAAACATTAGCACGTTATGCTTTCGATTTCTATGAAGTTAACTCAAGAACAACTGATAGGGCACGAGAGGCACATATGCAGATGAAGGCTGCAGCCCTCAACAACACTACCAACAAACTCTTCGGACTTGATGGTAATGTTGGCACTTCTGGCGAGGACACTGAGCGACACACAGCACTTGATGTTAGTTCAAGGATGCATTCCCTGTTGGGAATGAAGCAAGATTGAGCTCCTCGTTGGACCTTCGTGTAGAAATTAATCGCACTTTAAATATATAGTGAGGTTCTACCTCCTTAAGTATTGCTGTTTTAGGGTGGTCATACCACCTTAAATTGGTGGTGCGTTTAGTTCAAATTGGAAGGGACTCACTCAACATTCTCCTGCAGTGTGGTTTTCCACGATGGATAGTGCGGAGTGTGTACACCTTTAAAAAAAAAAAAAAAA